TTCAAGGCAGCCAAGGTGCACGCAGTCAAGAACAATATGAGATTCGGGATAATTACCGAAAACTTTCTATTCAATAAGGTGTAAAAGATATAGTGAAGACTTTCGAATCATTAGAAAAGAACGACGGACGGTTTAGTTTCGAGCAATTCGCTCAAGACTTGCCTCCAGCAAACAGGCTAAATCTTTTACCTGGCAGGTTTTATTCCTTTCGAATCGAGCCTCCTTTTGTAGACCTAAACGAAGAAGTAGTTAGGCTCTACACCAGAGGAAAGAGATACATTTCAACAAATCCTATCGGCTTGGTGTTCTTTCACGAAAACTGGAAGGAAACTACTATAATGTTAGATCTGAGGGTCATTCCACCAGCGGTTTCAAACAGGATCTTAGAGATATACTGGAACTTCTCTCTCAGTAACGGTCTCGCTAACCTATTCGATAAGGAAGGTAACCTTAGGCCTCTTAATGAGAGACAAATAATAGATCAACGCTTTTACATGATCACTCCAAGTTTATTAGCAGAACTTTCAGGGGCAGACAACTTGTATTATGCGATAAATAAGTATAGCATGGATGATATTGCATCAGCTAGGCTGGTTGACTGGGACAATTTTGGAATGTTAGTCAACCCTAGTCTTTCTGATAATGGTCTCCTGCCAAACGGAGTCAATCTTGGAGCGATCTATGAGGACTTTTTAACAAATTCATTGAACAGATAATATGGCTGGATTTTTAGATACATCAAAAGGAAAAGTCGGAGGTGCATTGGCCGGCCTAAGCAAGTTCGGTACTCGACACGAGGACCTTCTTCTTAGAAACTCACAAGCAATCGGTTTTATTGAGGGACAGCTACAAGCAAGAAGCACCAGACTCAGTGCCAACGACGAACTCATGAAGTTCTCTATGGCGATTGCCGATACTACTTCTCAGTTAAGAACCAAAGCTATTGCATTCTTTCAATTAGACTACGTCGTAAAAAGAGAACGTCTAAGGGACGTTGCTTCAAACGGAGAAATCGAATTCATCCTAGAAACGATAGTAGACGACATGATAGTCTATGACGAGGAGAGTAGGTTTGCCTATGCCAAAGACATGACAGGAAAGATCCTCTATCGTGGAAACAATAAAGAGGAGCGTTTACACTATCAGTCTGCTGTCCTTGATAAGTACAACGACAACTTCGAAAAGATCTACACTGCTTGGGGATTCGGTGAAGGTATCGCTGCATGGCAGTATGCTTTCCAATTCCTAGTCGAAGGTCACCTTTCTTTTGAGATCCTTTATGATAACTTAGAAAAACCAAAAGAGATCATAGGATTCAAGGAGATCGATCCGGCTAGTATTGCTCCTCAGTTACAAAAAGATCCAAAAGGTAAGCTATTCTTACAGTGGGTACAGTACGATCCTTCAAACGGCTCGACCAGAATCCTAAACGATTCTCAAGTCATATACATATCTTACGCCAACCACTTTAGGACAAAACGAGTAAGCTTTGTAGAGAGACTGATCAGGTCCTTCAACCTATTGAGAATCATCGAACATAGTAAAGTCATTTGGCACGTAATGAACGCGCCTATTCGTTTGACTACTACCGTTCCTATCGGAAGCAAGAGCTTTCAAAAGGGACAAGAAGACGTTCGCGAGTTCTTAAACCTATTCAAAGAAGACATTTACTTTAATGGCGACACTGGCGAGTTGAACGTGGATGGTAAACCTAACATCCTGTTCTATAAGAACTATGTGATGCCAGTCAACGATCAGCAACAACAGATCAAGATAGAAGCTTTACAGACACCTGGACCAAACCTTTCTGGTTCTGAGCTTCTTAACTATTTCTATAAGAAACTAAAGATGGATTCTAAGATTCCTTACTCTCGTTGGGAAGGTCAGTCAGGTATGGGTGCCTTTACCTTAAATGCAGAAGGTATCACTAGGGAAGAAGTACGTTACCAGAAATTCATCAGACGATTGAGATCAGCATTCTCTGAAATGTTGGTAAAACCTTGGTACTTGCAAATGTGCTTAGATTTTCCAGAACTAGGAGACGATTATAAGTTCAACAACGCAATCGGGATAACTTACAACAACGACAACATATTCGAAGAAGCTAAGCAGAACGATATCGAAGCAAAACGAATAGCTGCATTCCAAGCCAAAAAAGGAGTAATGAAAGACGACGGTACACCATTCTTCTCTACCGAATACTTAGTTAGAAAAGAGCTCAAGCTTACTGAAAGCGAGATCGAATCTAACGAACAGTGGTTCGAACAGAAGCTTGATGTAGAAGTTGAAATCGAAGCTCCACCGCCAGCAGGAGGGGCAGCAGCCGCTCCGCCAGCAGCAGGAGGAGGTGCAGCGCCAGCCGCAGCAGGAGCAGCACCAGAAGCAGGAGGTAGCGAAACCAAAGAAGGCGGTGAGACTGCTGGAGCAGGACAACTTTAATCCGATCTAAAAGTTTAGTACAGTAGTTCTAAAATAAAAGAACTATGAAAAACGTATTGGAATTAGCTAATGAGCTAGAGACTTTGCCAGAAACTATTTTGGCATATCAGATGGACATCATCAATCTTACTGAAAGCATCGAAAAGAACTCTAACGAGATCGAAAGTCTTGAAATAGACATCAAGACTGCAGTCTTGAATGCAACAGACGAAGCTGGTAAGAAGGCATACACAAACGATGAGGCTAGAAAGATGGCATTCATCGGTGACTGTAAGGAAAATGAAGAGCATCAATCCTTAGTAGAAGCTCGTTCTAATCTTTCTCGAGCTTTACAGATCAAGCGTGCACACCTTGAAATGTTGAACAGTCGTCAACGCAACTTAAGAGTTTTGATTGAAGCTTTTGCTGGAGTAGAAATTGCCTAATCGTAGAAGGCAGCTATTTTCTCTTTGATTTCAGGGATGTCTATTAGTAAGACTAGTATGTCCCTGTTAGAAACAGTATCAGGATAAAGGGAAGGTTCGATAGTGATCCTTCTCTTTTTTGTTTCAGGTATGTAGCCATATATCTGATCCTGTGCTGCTCTGCTCAGGTCAATAGGATCTACGTCAAACTCAAAGAGATAGTTATCTAAGTTTAGACCGAAATCAGGTTCTCCTAAGACCTCTCCCTTTTTGGTAAAGATAGTCATCATGATCTGCTGAATAGTGGCTTCCAAGTCGTCAGTGACTTCCACCTGGTCTGCTCTAAACTTTGGATCGTTTTGATCCCTAAAATAAATCTCTCTAAGCTGTGCCATCTTTATTGGTTATTGTCTGTGTAGATACATCCAGTCGGCCGTGTTTTCTCCCTTCATCATTGTCTTAACGTCTTCCATCTCCTTTTCTGCGGTGGTTACTATGTTTTGATAGTTTACAGTTATTCCGCCAGGCAGCTGATAGTTAAACGTCTGTAGCATGTGAGAGAGTCTGACCTTAGCGTGAGCACGAACATATCGTTGAAACATCTCGTCCTCGTATAGCTTGTCCTTTTCGAGCTTTTTAAAGACTCTTAATACTGCTGGTGTCTTTGGCGTTCTTCCCAAAACTCCAAGCAGCTTGGTGTTCTTGTTATAGTCATATGCGATAGAGTCTATCAACATTGCTTTTGTCAAGTCTAGGAACGAGAACATCACCGTTCTGTACATGATGCTTTCTCCGATAAACGGGGTCAAGAATATCTCGGAACCGATAAACTTCTGTTCTGCAAAGTCTCGGTCTATTGTTGCGAATATCGATCCTCCTTTTGCTTCCTTAAAGTCTACCACAAACTGTACACAATCTGGCAGCAATATCTGTCTTTTTTTACTGAACTGTGGAGTAGTGAATAGTTCCAAAGGCAATAACAGGTACTGAGACTCTACTGCGTGTTTCCAGTTGTCGTAGAAATAACGACTATCGTTTTCCAAGATCCTCTTTAGCTCTCTCTCCGGTAGGGAGTAGGGTAAGGCTCCTGAAAACGTGATCTCGTCGTTTATGTCTGCTAATAATTCTACTTCTGTCATCTCTTCTTTATTGATTTGAACCCGCTCCTTTTCCACGTTCATCGCTAAATCTAACGCTAGACTTATCGATGTCTAATTGGAAATCCTTGTCTCCATTAGATCTACCTAATGCTCTTAGGTTCTTTTTACCTATTACCTCGTCCTGTTTTCCAGCTCTAGACATAGAATTCTGTAGGACGTCTCCGATTGCCCTCTCCTTTATTTTCTTCTTCCAATCGCTGTGGAATATCATATTCATAGCCCTCGTGATGTCGACCTCCTGGATCGCACCAGAATACCTATTTGGATTTCTAGCAGCCTTTTCGTTTGCTAGTTCCTGAGCTATGGCAATGATCTGAGTATACAGTCCAGATAAGGCGCTTTGGACCATACCCTTAAAATTAGTAGGGTAGACCACTTCTTTAGTCGATTCATTAACAAAATCATCATATGTCTTTATGTTTCTCTTCATCTTAAGCAGTAGGTGCCGGTGGTGGAGCAGTCGGTGCAGGTTTAGCAGCAGCTGCTGCCTGTTTCTTAGCTGCATCGTCAGCCAATACCTTTTTTCTATTCTCAATATCCCTTTCCCACTGGTTTATCTGGTTTTTATACTGTTGTATCTTTGCAGAAAGGTCAACTAAGGTCTTATCAGTCAACATAACGTCTGCCTCTTCGCTAAGCATCTTGTTCTTAGCGTTAGTGAAGCCAGTAAAGTTCTGAATGTATCCCATAGTCTTTTTGTTATTTATTCTTTTTGGTCTTTGCTTCTAAAAACTCACGATAGCTCATGATGGCTCTTTTCTTACCCTTAGGGTTTGCACCAAATGCGCTAGTGAGTCTTCCTCCAGTCAAAAAAGGAGAGTTATTCCAGTGAGAAGGAACAGCTGTGCTCGTTCCCGCAGTATACATCATGTGATTGAATCTCCTTTCGTCTGGAGACGGGATCAAATGGTCAACGTCTGTGCCCATCGTGTTTGCACCATACCATTCGTTTGCCCTCTTCATGAATCAGTAGATTTTTAGATTTCTGTGTTCTGAGCCTGTGGGAAGTTAAGATCGGACGCAGGTTGATCTAAAGAGAAATCAGCTGGCTGTGTAGAAGCGTCAGCTGCTGGGAAATCTAGGTTAGTTTCCTTTTCCAAGTCAAAGCTTTCTCCTCCGTTTACTTCTGCTGCAAGAGCTTCAGAGTTACCTTCGATGAAAGACTTAAGTCCCATACAAACCAATGGATTGATCTTATCGCATCGTTCCATGAACTGAGCAACAGTTAGGTTCATAGGGTCAAAGTCAGGAAGCATCTTAGGCTCAGCTGGAGTTTCCATAGGCTCTTCTTGAGCACCCATTTCAATAGGCTCGTTGTCTTGAATAGGCTCGTTCATCCCCATTTGATCCATCGATTGGACTGGAGAAGGAGCAACATTCATCTGACCTGCTTCTTCTGGACTAAAATCCTCGTATAGTTTTCTGATTGACATAAAGTTCTTCATGTTATTAGACTTATTTTTCTTTAGTTTATTTATCTAAAACTTTTTATGTTTTGTCGATATAAGTCTATAAAGACGACTCTCAAAATGGGCCAAGACGATAAAAAAACAGCTGCGATAATCGAAGAACTACGATCTTCGATCATAAAGAAGACAGATGCCATAAAGGAAAGGATCTTGTTGAATAGGGGTTCGCAACAGTCTGACTACCTACAGATCCTATTGATGGTAGACGATGAGCTTGATGACGTGTTATTGAATTGGGAATCAGAATCCCTTAGTGCCGTCTCCTTTGACGACGATGACGACGATTATTAAGAAAGTCCACAGGACTCCATAAACTCTACAGGGTCTACTTCTACTCCTTCTTCCTTAAACTTGTCTAACATGTATGTTGCAATATCGTTACGATTAGACTTGTCTCTTACCTTTCTTATTATGTCTATCACTCCTTCTATCATTTCCTTATCGTTTCCTCTAGGGTTTGCAGAATAGAGCTTCCATGCTCCAGGTTCTTGGTGTATCCCAGCAGACACTATAAAGTCTCTAAAGTTTTCTACTATTCTTTTCATCGAGTCAGGTGATTCATCAAGACTCCACCTAATGTTCCCGCAACTATCTCTAGGTCGACTATGTCTTGATCAGTTAGTTTAGTCTTCTTTTTAGTGTAGTCTACCGACATGAAACCTATGAACTTTCCATCTAAGCTTCTTATCGAAAATAGGTATTGTGATTTTGTGCCGTTGTCTTCGGCGAAATACTTGAGTCCATATGTAGCAAGGGTCTCGTCCTTAAAATCAGCTATCCTAATCATTTCATCTTTCAACAAGTAGT